CCCTTGATGACGTGCGCCGCATCTCCGCCTCCGTCGAGGAAGCCGCCCCCGAGGACGACAGCCTCTGATTTCCACCAACACCCAGAACACCGATCACCATGCCCGACCTCATCACCGAACGCGTCATTTATGACGGCATCCAAGCCCTGAACCAATCCGGGGCCAAGGAACTGCTCAAGTCCCCCGCCCATTATCAGGCGTACCTCGCCCGCACCCGCGAAGACAGTAAGGCCCTCCGCGTGGGCACCGCCGTCCACAAGCTCGCCCTCGAAGGGCTCGACGCCTACAACGCCACGCACGCCATCGCTCCCGAAGTCGATAAGCGCACGAAGGAAGGCAAGGCCGAGTGGGCCGAGTTTGTCACCGCCAACGAAGGCAAGGCCATCCTGACCGCCGAGGAAGGTATGCTTGTCGATGCTGTGGCTTGGTCTGCCATGACCTGCATGAAGGACAACGGCATCGTCCTGTCGAAGACCGAGGTGATGTTCACCGCTTTCATCGGGGACACGCTCGTCAAGTGCGCCATCGACGGCATCTCCGACGACGGCTATATCTACGACCTCAAGACCTGTGAGGACGCCAGCGCCCACGGTTTCCTTCAGGCCGTCCGTAAATATAAGTACGCCCTCCAGGCTTACTTCTACCGCCACGCCGTCGAGTCTGCCTACAAGTGCCGGGTCCTTGGCTTCCGCTTCATCGCCGTTGAGAAGGAGCCGCCCTACGCCCACGCCGTCTACGAGCTGGGGCCGGAACTGATGACCGGCGCCGCGTTCGACTTCGAGAAGGCCCTGGCGCTGTACAAGGATTGCACCGCCTCGGGTCACTGGCCCGCCTACCCGCAGCAGATCACCACGATCGACATCGCCGCCAAGCCGACCGCCGCGACCAACATCAACTTCGCCTAATCTCCCACGACCATGATTAAAACCCATACCGAAACCAACATGCTGCTTCTGGCGTTGGTGTCCCCTAACTACGCCAAAGAGATTTGCGCGACCACGCCGATCACGTCGATTGACGTTACCAGCAAGAGCGGCAAGGTGCTTCTTGCCGTGCTTCAGCATTTCAGCGCTGAGTTCCGACACTTCGACAAGGCAGACAAGATTACCAAGCAGACCCTGCTTGGCATTGTCAGCGATGACATCAAAGACCACGCTATCGAGGTGTATGACTACGCTTACACCGATGAAGGCAAGTCGCACCTGCTCGGCCTTCTCTCCAACGTCATCTCTGCCTAATATGAACCCGCCCAACCAAGACCGCCCGCCCCTCAAGTCCATCGAAGTGTCCGGCACCTACAAACTGAAGCTCATCAAGCCGAAGTTCGAGAAGGTGAAGCACAACGAGGACGGCACCTCCTCCGCCCGCCTGTTCTTCCTCGACGACCAGGGCAACTGCCTGTCGAAGTCCTACGGCTCCAAGTACGCCATGCCCCTCGCCATGCTCGTCGGCAAGTTCTCCGGCACCTACACCGAGGAGATCCGAATGGACGCCACCCCCGCCGAGTTCATGCAGTACGTCGAGCCCGCCTGCGGTAAGACCTGCCTCCTCGGCGTCGAGGCCATCCCGAACGGAGAGTGGAACGGCAAACCTCAGTTTAAATATAAGATTACGTTCCCCCGCGGCTCCCAGAAGCCCGTCGTGCAGGACGCCCCGCCCGAGAACCCCCCGTTCTGACCTAAGTGACCGACGCGCCCACGCCGATGGCTCCTCCCACCCTTGTCCTCGTATGCGGATACGCAAGGGCCGGGAAGGACACCCTCGCTTCCGGCATCCTTGAGTGGTCCCAGCGGCCTGCCGAGCACATCAACTTCGCCGACGCCCTGAAGGAAGCCGCGAACCAGTACATGGATTACCTCGGGCTTGACGGGGACTTCTTCAAGGAGGACTTTAAGGTCGATAACCGGGACTTCCTCGTCCACGCAGGCAAGTTCGCACGGCGCCTAGATCGGGACGTCTTCGCCCGCCACTTCGCCAACTGGTGCCCGGTGATGAAGCACCACGACCAGCCCTCCCCCGAGACGGTCGTCTGCTCCGACTGGCGCTACGTCAACGAGCTGCGCGTCTGCCAGGACATCCTCTGGGAGAAAGGCTGGAAGGTCCGCACCATCTACGTCGCCACCGCCGGCATCGGTCCGGCCAACGACGAAGAGATGGACAGCATCGCCGAGATACGCGCCTCCCACCTGTTCGACCAGGAGTACATCTTCAGGCCGAACTCCCGTAACCAGATCATGACCGAGGGACGTAACCTCGCCCGCTCATGGAGGCTCTGAACGCCGAGACGCTGGCGTGGGCCCGCAAGGTCGGCCTGTCTCCTGACCGCGTCGCCTTCCTGCTGGCCTGCCCGAAGTATACCCGCATCGGTCGGAACGACAAGGTGGTCTATACGAAGGCCGAGAACCCCAACCATCACCTCCAAAAACTCGGGGACTGCTACTGGTTCCGGCTGCGTCGTCGCGGCAAGGACATCGTCGAGAACATCGCCACCGACCTCGAGACGGCCCGCAAGCGCCGGGACGAGATGCTCGCGGCCTTCGACTCCAACAAACCCATCCCCTACCTGAGCTCACGCCAATGAGCAAACTGACCAAGTTCATCTACGCCTCAGACAATCACGGCGACATGGCCGACCCGAAGGCCCTCGCGGCGCTGTTTGAGTTCACGAAAGATTTCAAGCCCGACATCCGCGTGGCCGGCGGAGATCAGTATGACTTCCGTTCCCTGCGTAAAGGCGTCGGCACGGATAAGGAAGGCGCCGAGTCCCTTCAGGCTGATATCGAAGAGGGCAAGGACTTCTTCACCCGCTGGCGGCCTAACGTCTGGCTATGGGGTAATCACGAGCACCGCCTCGACGCTGCCCAGGGCTCAGGCTCGGGCTTGGTCCGCGACTACTGCCAAGGGGTGAAAGACCACATCAACGCCCACGCCCGCAAATGCGGTGCCAAGGTCATCCTGCCCTACCACGCCGACAAGGGGGTATACCGCCTCGGCCCGGTGGCTATGGTGCATGGATATGCCCACGGCGCGAACAGTACGGTGGTACAGGGGCTCCACTACAGCCCTTATGGCGGCGCCCTCATCCACGGCCATACTCACAACCTCGCCAGCATCGCCCTCACGAAGCACGGAGGCGGCAACGCCTTCTCCGCCGGATGCCTATGCCGTAAGGAAGACATGACCTATTCGGCTCACCGCCTAGCCACCGCCCGCTGGGGCTCCGGCTTCGTCGCGGGCTTCGTGACCGCTGGCGGGAATTATAAGGCGTGGCTCGTCCATAAGATGGGCAACGAGTGGATCTGGACGAAAGACCTGAAGACCTTCACCCCCCGCAGCTGATGGCTAAGTCAAAGAGGAAGATGCTCTACACCCGCGTCGGCAACGACCCGGTGCTCCTGGCCGTCATGGCCGAGATTAACCGCAGCGCCGTGAAGCCCCCTAAAGGTTTCCTCACCCGTGACCAGTGGGCGAAGAAATGGAAACTCAAGGCCGGCCACACCGCCTCCATCTACATCAAGAAGGCCCTCTCCATCGGCGCGCTTGTCAAGGCCCGCTACCGCGTCCTCATCGGCGAGACCGGGCGACTCCGCGCCGTCGACCACTACGGCCCGCCAGCCTCCAAACGCAAAGCACCTTGACCCCGGGCACCCACGCCCCCATCCCACAAACCCTTCTTCCTCCATGACTCCTCCGAACAACGTGCCGGCGGAACGCCACCTCCTCGGCGTCCTCCTGCGCGAAGCCTTCCCGCTACCGGGCGACCTCCAGCCCTCCGACTTCTTCGAGCCCGCCCATCAGGACATCGTCGCCGCCATGCTGTCCCTCGCGGTCGACGGCATCGCCCCCGACGAGCTGACGGTCAGCCAAAGACTCCGCGACATCGGCTCCCCCATCGACGCGTCCACCGTCTCGCTCCTGGTCAGCGACGCAGGGCAGTCCGCCTACCGACCCGAGCACGCCGACCTGATCGCCGACGCGGCCCTTCTCCGCCGTGCCCTCGACGCGGCCAAGCAGGCCACCGACCCCGACACGCTCCTCGACCATTATGCCACGCTCGCCGAGTCCCGCAAGGGTCGGAAGGCCAAGGCACCCGGTCCGCAGCGCATGGACTTCGACGCCCTGCTGTCCTTCGAGCGTAAGGAAGACCCGTCCTGCATCCTCGGCTCGCACCGCTGGCTGTGCAAGGGCGGCTCCATGCTCATCGTCGGTCAGTCAGGGACAGGCAAGTCCTCCCTGATGATGCAGGCCGCCGTCCATTGGTGCCTAGGCCGTGACTTCTTCGGCATCAAGCCTGCCAAGCCCCTGCGGGCCGTCGTGCTCCAAGCCGAGAACGACGCGGGCGACATCTCCGAGGCCCTTCAGGACGTCATCGCCGGGGCTTACCTCGACAGCGCCGAGAAGGCCACCCTCCGCGAACACCTCGCCATCTTCCGAGACACCGTCAGCACAGGGACGACCTTCACCGCCGCCCTGCGTCAGCTCGTCATCGACCAGCAGGCCGACATCGTCTTCGTGGACCCGCTGCTCTCCTTCGCCGGCATCGACGTCTCCGATCAGGAGCAGGCGTCCAAGTTCCTGCGCCATGACCTCGCCCCCATCCTCCTCGAGACTGGAGCCGTCCTCGTCGCCATGCACCACACGGGCAAGCCTAAGGCCGCCTCCGACAAGGAGGGCCACACCGTCGCCGACCTAGCCTATGCGGGCCTCGGCTCGTCCGAGTTCACCAACTGGTTCCGCGAGGTCGCCGTCCTCTTCCGATGCCAGGGCGAGGAGCCGATCTACAAGTTCGGCCTGACCAAGCGCCGTGGTCGTGCCGGCCTGAAGGACCACGCTGGGCAGTTCAAGGGCGAGATTTACATCCGCCACGCCGCCGAGAAGGGGGTCATCCGCTGGGAATACAGCCAGCCCCCCTCCGAAAGCCTACCCGACAACGCCCCAAGGGATGCCCATTCCAGCCCCGCCAAGGGGTCGCCAAGGCGTTTGGCTCGCTAGTCCTAGGCCTTACCGCCATTAGAACACAAAAGGCTTTAAATCGCCAAGGACGCATTCCAATGCTTGCAAGTCTAACAAACCCTAACACGAACCTTTGAACATACCTTACTACAATGCATGGTTCTAGGCTATCCCTTCGGGATAAGCCATAGAACTGTGAGAGGCCTAGGCCTTAGCCTTACGGCAGGCCGGCCCTCACCCAAGATGCAAGAGACAATTTCCACCCAACCCTATGAGAAACCCAAACCCTAACGTCGGTCGCCAGATCGCCTTCCGCTTGCGGATGAAGAAACTCTGGGAGACTGACCGCGAACGGATGGTCAAACGCTCCCGATCCGGGGCGAAGGCCATGCGAGACAAGGCCAAGCGCAACAAGGCTTGGTGGTCTGACTGGCTAGGCCGTCATGACTCGCACCTGACCAAGCATCAGCTGCTTGAAGGCATCGCCAAGTCCATGGACCCGCGAAGCCCTTCCAAGCCTGAGTCCGTCCTGGCTAGGCTCATCAAGCAAGGCCTCGTCCGCTTCGATGACGAGCGCATGGAATACCTCAACCTTTGCCAAAACTTCTAACCATGAACGAACCATTCAACCTAGGAAAACACATCACTACAGCATTGGAGTCTTTCCCTGATGAGATGACCAAGAAACAACTCATCGATGAGTGCGCAAAATACATCGAGGCCAACCCGGTGATTTACATCACCCCTGCTTGGTTCGCTGAATTGATGATGGATGACTGCATGATGCTGGCTAAACGGAAGAACAGAATTAAAGGAAGCAAAGCATTTCTCTGGATCAACGTGCACAAGTTAGACCATAGGTACAAAGGTCGCCATGTAGTGAGATAACCTTTGCCACTTGCCCCGCCGTCAAGACCCTTAACCCTGCATTTGTGACCAAGGCCCGACTCAACGACCTGACGGCCCCCGAAAGGGATGCCAAGTCGTTCGACGCGTGGTTCTTCGCCCAACCCAAGAAAGCCCAGGAGAAGATGCGTGAGTCCGGCGTGCTGCCTTACCGCGAGATGGTGCAGTCTCGGCACGTGTTCAACATCGATGCCAATCATCCTGACTGGGCGTGCTACCCGACCGACCTAGGCA